ATTCAACATCACCGGCGCATCTGCTCCATCAGTGTTGGATGCACCTAGTGGGCAAATGCTCACATCGGATTTTTCAATTTCAATACTAACGACATGGAGCTAAAAATGGCTAACACTGACGCAGAAAATTTGGCATGGCTTATCAAAGTTGGCCAAATCAAAGACAACAAAGAGGCTGCAAAGCCAACGACAACAAAGGAAGAGGAATAAAACATGGCAATTTATTTGAACAACAATGTTGGCGTAAAACTTGCAACCGCAGCTGCGCCAACCGTTCCATCCATCGACATTTCATCTTATGTCACAGCAGTCACATTGACTCAGACAGTAGATGAAATTGAAATCACAACCATGTCTGACTCTGCACACAAAGTGGCCGCTGGCCTCCAAAGTGCCACGCTGACGCTTGATTTTATGAATGACTGGGCAGCATCGCAGGTCATGGCAACATTGAGTGCAGCATTTGCACAAACACTCGCAGTGTCAATGATTACCGTCAAAGGCACGGCAGTCAGCGCAACCAATCCGTCATATCAATTTTCTATCTTTGTCAATAACTTGACACCGGTTGGATCAGGCGGCGTTGCTGATTTTGCAACATCATCTCTATCATTTACAGTCAACACAACCGTAGTTGTTTCACCAACCGTAGCATTCTAAGGAGTAACAAATGGCACGCTTGAAAATTACCAGGGCCTCCGGAGATGTGATTGTACAAATCACGCCGGTAGTTGAATATGCGTTCGAAAAATACACTGGCAAAGGAATTCATAAGCAATTCCGCGATGAAGAAAAACAAAGTGACATCTACTGGCTTGCTCATAATGCGTTGCAACGCGTTGAAGTAATCCCACCATTCGGTGAAGAGTTTTTGCAAACTTTGGTATCCGTCGAGGTCATGGATGATGAGCCTGTAAAAAAATAGACCGGGGCAGTTTCACCTATCTAGTGGCCTCACTAGCGGTGGAACTCAAGATCAGCCCTACGCAAGTGTTGGAGATGGATGAAAGAATGTTCAAAGCAGTTTTGCAAGTCTTAGCCGATAGAGCAAAGGAGCGAGCCAATGCCAGCAGTCGTGCAAGGACTCGTCGAAACTAAAAGAGCATTAAGAGAGTTTGCGCCGGATCTAAAGCGTGCACTAGATCGTGAAGCCCGGTCATTTTTAAGCGCAATGGTCAGGGATGCAAAGGGATTTGTTCCGGCTAATTCACCATTATCGGGATGGCAAATTCATTCTAAAGGTCGCACAATTTCTGCTGAAACATCGGTGTTTGGTACGCGTTCATTTCCGCTATTTCAAACCGCCGAAATCAAAGCGGGCTTGACCTACAAGGTTGGCGGAATGAAAACAACCCGGACAGGTTTTCGGGCTGAATATGCATTGTTAAATAAATCTGCTGCCGGTGCAATTTATGAAACTGCAGGTAGAGTTAATCCAGGAACTTCAGGAATGAAAGGTTTACCCTGGGTAGGACCTAGTGCATCACCTACAAATAAAAAAGTTTCACATTCACGAAATCCAAAGGCCGGTCAACAATTCATTGATGCAATCGATCATCAAGATAATTACCGCGAAATTCATGGTCGCCACGATGGGCGATTGGCTCACAGAGCGGTTGAAAAAGATAATGGCAAGGCTATCCGTGGAATTACTGATGCAGTTACGGCTGCTGCGGCAAAACTTCAAACTAGGTTAGATGCACGCAAGGCATTTGGTGGCCAACTATGACGGTCAGAATTCCGATAATTTCGACATTTAATGCCAAAGGTATTAAGGATGCAACAAAGCAATTTAACAAACTAGGTCATTCGGTCAATGGTGCACTCAAGATTGCAGCCGTCGAAGAATTTGCCCGTAGATCAATTAAGGCGTTCGCCGAAAATCAAAAAGGCGTTGCACTCTTAACTAATACGCTGAAGAATTTAGGCCAGGAATTTATGGCCGTTGGCGTGGTCAAATTTATTGACGATCTCACATTGGCAACTGGCAAAACTAAGGAAGAACTTATTCCGGCATTTCAAGGTTTGTTTATTGCAACGGGCAGCGTAACAAAGGCGCAAGAAGCCCTGAAGTTAGCAATGGATGTCAGTGCGGGCACAACTAAAGATTTGAACCCTGTACAGATTGCGCTATCAAAGGCATATCTAGGCAATACAACTTCACTGACACGGTTAGGTGCTGGACTATCAAAGACCCTACTTAAAACAGGGGACATGGAAAAAATCACGGCTCAACTTGCGGCGACATTTAAGGGCAATGCATCTGTAGCCGCGGACACATTTACCGGCAAATTAGACCGCTTGAAAGCATCAATCAATGATGCGCAAGAAATTATTGGCGGCGCAATGGTTGATTCGTTGGCCAAATTCGCTGGCACTAATGGCGTGGGCGGTGCACAAAAAGCCGTCAAAGGATTAGGCGATGAAATTGGATTCATAGTTACTGGCATTGGTGACATGGCTGCCGCTATCAAACCACTGTTGCCATTGCTGACGGCCGTTGGTTTGGCCATGCTTGCTATCAGTAACCCTTTTACCGCCGGTGCAATTGGTATTGCTTTGGTTGCCGGTGAAGCCGCCAAAATAAAAGACCGCAACTATTACGCGCCTAAAAAGGCGGTAAATTATGGCGGCAAAGTCGGAGCCGGTGTTTATCAAAGCGGGATGGGTTATACCCGCACACCAATGCAAAGTCCCGGTGATCGGGCAAAAATTGACGCCGGAAATGCAAAATTGGCAAAGGCTAAAAAAGATGAACTAGCCATGCTTACGGCTAAAAATAAACTTACACTTGCCGAAGCAACCGCCAAAGCCGATCAAGCCAAATTAGACGAGCAAAAAAAGAAATTTGACCTTGAACGCATTGGTATCGCAGCAGGTATTGCACAAAAAGAGGATGAACTTTCAAAAACCAAAGATGCCGCTGGACGAGCGTTACTCACAGTTGAGTTGGACCGACTCAAGTTACAACAGGCGATTTTGGATGAAAATGCTAAAGCTGCGACGGCAGCAGCCGATCAACTTGCAAAGGCTGAAGCCGACAAACTCAAAGGTGAAATTGCTGCCGCTGATGCACTGGCAAAGTTGGCCACAAATTCAGGGTTGGCCGGATCTGCATTGGGCAAACTTGCTGGACTTGCTGAGTTAAAGGCAGGTGCCGCAACAGTTGTTGCTGATACCAATAAATCTACGGCTGATCTTCTCGCTCAAGCCGAAGCCGCAGCCGCAGTCGCCGAAGCCGCAGCTGCAGCAGGGGATGCAGCAGTTGCATCAACGACTGGCACTTCAACATCAACCGGCAATTCTGGAAACTCGCTTGCCGCTCAAATTGGTGAAGAAATCAGCCCTATCCTCACGGAAGCACCTGCGGCTATTGCTGAAGTTATTGCCGAAGTTATCCCCGGCGAAATTGCCCAGGTCATAACACCGCTGTTAACTGAGCAGCCTTTAGTAATTGCTGAAATTATGGCAAAAGTTCCGGCACAAATTGCTGAAGAAATAAGTCCAATCTTGACAGAAATCCCAAAAATCATTGATGATTCATTGAGGCCGGGCGATTTCAAGCCAACTAACATTGCCGATTTGCCAGCATCGACATCCGGCATTGACACGCAAGCATTGGCAGATTTATTTAGAAAACTCAATGATTTTGCAAACGGTAAAGATGCTGCCGGCAATGTTACGGTTACAGTTATTGACAAAACTAGTGGGTTAATTGAGGTTGTAAAAAATGCCGTGACTGATAACAATCGTTATGGCAATTCAATGGTTCCGGCCGGGTCACTTCAGGCGATCTAATGACAGTCCCGACAATCAATGCATTCATAAATTTTTCCACTGGTCCATCATTTGCACAAGCAATGATTTTAGATCAAGGCATATTAGACACAAACATCCTTGCTGACTCAACCTCCATCATTGTTGATGTTTCAGATGTGGTCAATAAGATTGAAACAAGGCGTGGCCGTAGTGCTCAAAACAATCAATTCCAAACTGGCACGCTAACTTTGGTCATTGTTGATGTCAACGGGGATTTCAATCCTCAGAACACAGCCGGGCCTTATTACAATCTTTTAACTCCTATGCGTAAAGTGCAGATAACTGCCACTTATGGATCAGTGACTTATCCTGTTTTTTCTGGATTCATCACAAGTTATTCCACGAGTATTCCGCAACAGGGCACAGGCGATGTTGCCTTGACAACGATTCAAGCCGTTGATGCATTTAGACTTGCACAGAATGCACAAATTGCAACCGTTACTGGAACAAGCGCCGGTCAGCTGACAGGTGCTCGCGTGAATAATCTGTTGGACGCTATTTCATGGCCAGCGAGTCAACGCGATGTGGATGCCGGGCTGACAACTTGCCAAGTTGATCCGGGTAGTCAACGCACTGCATTAACGGCATTGCAGACCGTTGAAACCACTGAATTTGGTGCTTTATATGTGGACGCGTCTGGCAGTTTCGTCTTTCAAGATAGGTCTGTTACGGCCTCCAGTGTTACCGGAACAAGTGTGGATTTTAACGATGATGGCACGGGCATTCAATACTTCAATGCGGTATGGGTCA